CCCGCTTGGAGCAAGACACCTGGAAGAGACTACCGTCTCTTCTTCGTGCCTCCCAAGCGGAGCAGCGCCTGACGTCGTCGAAACTTCGTCAGGGCCGACACCGCAGGAGGCGAACGTCTCCTGGCCAACAGGTTTGGACAGCCTGTTGGTCTGGTCTTGTCCACGCTGGCTGGTCGTCTCTCCGCGTGGCTTGGCATCTTCACACTTGGGCTGAACATTGCATCCGAAGACCCGGAGGTTGGGTGCATATGTCGAAGTCTATGAAGATGCTTTGCCACGTCGTCCGTTCTGGTTCCCTTAGGGCTCCAATGCCAGACCTGCTGCCACCTATAAACAAGAAGGTGGTAGTATGTCTTTACAATCTGGCATGGAAGAACCAGTTGGACGGCTTCGCTTTCTCTCGGGCCTCTCGAGCACTGCCGCCGCCCCCATCCGGGGCGGACTTGGATAAGGCCGTGCTTGACGTGAAGAGGAAAGCGGAGCGGAGAGCGACCACACCGGACTGGGCACTGCGCAGTCTTCGGGAGTTCGTGCTGAGCCAAGCCAGGCTCACACGCTCTAGACCGAAGCCGCTTCTGCGAGTGCCTACATCCCCAAGCGCCTGCTATGAGCTGCCTGCAGCTGATGGCGGGCTCGATGGTTACCTCCTGTCTACCGGTCTGCGCGCAGCCTCGTTGAGAATTCACGGGAAGACCTTGGACTGGCGCGGAGGGGATTCTTTCTATCCCCTGCCCGCGTCGGTCCTCGGTCGTTACCGTGCATTCGGCCAGGACTCCTTGGGACGCTTCCTCTTGGGTTGCGTCCGAAGGGCCCTGGTGGGTGCGCCGGACTCGGCAGACAGCGACATCTTGGTGGAAGGGTTCCGTGCCTTGGGAGTCCTCGAGTTGCGGCGTCGCCGTGTCGCTTACCGCGACACCGCGATGTGCCGCCTCGAGGTCCTCCGTTCGGCAGGCTTCAAGTACAGAGTGCTCGGTATCCCCAGCGCCCTCAACTTTGTTGAGGGTGCTTGGATTCGCGAGAGCGCGCACTTGATGCCGTCGGCTGACTGGGAAGTCGCATCCCCAGTAGCCGGCCGTCCCGCCGTCCCTGGTCTTCAGCACGTCGACCACTGGTTTGCCAGTGTCGACATGTCCAAGGCCACGGACGGGCTCCACCACGATGCCGTGGAGGTGATCATCGATGCTTTGTGCGAAGCCGGTCTCATAAGGACCGGTGACAAGAGCTTCGCACTCAGCAGCTTGGGGGTGGCCCCGCTCCACGAGTGGGAGTTCTCGACCACCGAGGGTGGCGAGGGCTCCTTCCTGTGGAGGCGGGGCAGTCCGATGGGCACTCCCCTCAGCTTCACTGTGCTGTCTTGGGCGAGCGCTTGGGCCTCTGGTGCGTTCCGGAACGCACGTATCAGAGGTGACGACTGTGTTGGCTCCGATCCCGATAGGCGCAATCTTGTACTCTCTCTCAAGGAGTACGAGGTCGCTCTTCGGTGCATCGGTTGCGAACTCAGTCGGCCGAAGACTTTCATCTCGCAGGGTGCTTTTACATTCTGCGAGACGATTGGTCTTCCCCGGCGCTCGCCGCGCGATCCGACAGTGAAGGTAGGTGTCTTTGCCGTTCCTGCATGTCCTGCGCCGGGTGGCGCGCGTCCTCTGGTGGCAACACCAGGGGTTTCGCGCCGGCACGGGCACAGGCAGGAACGGGTCGCACGTTGCTTGTCGCCCTGGGTGTGCAAGTCTTCCAAACTCCACCTTCCGGTGGAGTTGGGTGGCTTGGGTTACACATCCAGGGGCCTGCGTGCGAGCAAGTCGACTCGGCAACGTCTCGCAGCCGCGGTTTCCCGCGGCTTTGATCCGCTGCTCTTGCCGGCTTGCAAAGGCACCTACCGAGGGGAGGGCCTCTTCCCCCGACGTCTGGAGCAGTCGCGGGTCTCGACTCGGAGCGGGAGGAAGCTTCGGGATACGTTCTGTAAGAAGTACGTTCCCAAAGCCCGCCCCGAGGAGAACCACGTGAAGGTTCCGCTGCGCACGTTCACAGCATTGCTTGAGGAGAGGGTCGCAAACCTTCTCACTCTCAATGAATGTGAACCGTGCGTTGTCGACGTCGGGAGAAGACCAGCGAGGACAAGACCGCAACCCTTCAAGAACGGAAAGCGTGCTTGGTGGTCGCGCTGCAAGCCTTTGAGCGTGCAGCACGGCATCAAGTCGCTTCTCCGTCTCGCTCGCGTCCTGCGCGAGCGGCCTATATGGGTTGAGGAGACTTTCGTCACCGACATTCCGGTTGGAACACCGATGGGTCGCAAGTTGATACGAGCGACCGTTATGGC